TTTTCGGCTACTGACAACTTATTCCACACCTTGTCTGGCCTATTCATACTAAAGCCTCTATATCCCCGCCTACGCAAGTAATACAAAAGTCTAGGTTTGTTGTTTTCAGCCAGCAATGGCATGCCGTAAAATACTAGTGCCATTAGCACGTCTTCAAAAAATATCTCAGCGGTTTGTGGTCTTGCTATATATTCTAAAAAGAAGGTGTTTGCGGGCGCGTCTTCCATGGAAAACTTGGTTAAGCCGTGCAAAGCACCTTTTGATCCTCTATTATCTACGGTTCCAGATATATCGTACGAGTCGCATCCAAATGCTCCTACGTGTTCGTTACCAGGATACCTCACTCCATTCTTAAGTATAACTCTATTTTGCATCTGCACATTTGGTACCCAACTAACTTTAAACCTGCCATTAGGGTCAGGGTTAAATACAACCGCTGTGTCCTTCACGCCGTTCATCCATTGGAAATTACCAGTGGTGATAACATTAGAGTTTCTATTTCCTTCGTTATAATCAATCTGCTCGTAAATCTTTACAAGATTAAACAAGCTATTTTTTGTCTCGTCTCTAAAGGCATGCTCCTCAGTACGAGGGAACTGCCTGTAAAATTCATTCAAAGCGTCTTGGTCGTCCTTCAAGCCTTCCGCCTCATTTTCCCAGTGATCAATGACACCGTAATCTATATCGTCGCCATGCGGCCCCTTACAAGGAACTTCAGGCGTTTCAAAAACAGGATGCCCATACTCATCGATGAAACCTTCATAGTTCCATTCCATGGGGATGAACAACGCGTAAAGGCCAGACTTCGTCTGACCGTTTCTATTTCTCTTAGTAACGTCAGAATCGTAGTACATATCCTTAAAGTTCTGGCCACCCTTATCAAGGGCGTTTGACGTAGAACCCATCATGCACTTACCAACTATTCGGCTACCAAGTCTAAGACAAGTTTTAGTTACCCGCCAGTTATTCTTAATGTTGTCTGGCTTCTCCCACTTGCCACTTTCATCGTGTACAAGAAGTGCTAGCTTTTCACCATCATAACTGTTGTCTCCAGTGTTTTTCCAGTCGATAGTAGTGTCAAGACCCTGCACATCATCAACAGCGTCTTTCTCCTTCATCTTCTTTCGAGTGAATTTTTTAGCTGGAACACGATATGCAAGCTCCGACTTAGGACGGTCCATACCATCCTGTATCGGCTTGAAAAAGAACGGGTAATTCAAACTTATCGGTACTACCTTATCCGTGAACATCTTTTTAGCGTCACCTCCGGACTTGGATAGGATACCAAATCTAGAATCACTTGCAAGAGTAGCTAAATTAACGGTTTCAGCTGAGCTCATGAAAGAGAAGCCAGATCGTCTGTTCTTTAGATAGCACATACCATAACTCCGAGAATCAGCCTTGCATGCCTCCCAGAAAATAAAGAACAACCTATTTGCTTCGCGGAAGTCAGGAGCGCCAACATCAATTTTGCTCCACTGGAGATACATATAGTAAGACCCAGGTATCCAAGTGGGTTTCCCATTATTGGCAAACCAAAACCCTTCTTCTCTACGTCTAAATTCTTCATCTATATAAGCGTAATGTCTTTCTTGAAACTCTTCTGGAAACTGTTGCCAGTCGAACACTGTTTTAATATTCTTAAACGCAGGGTTTTCAGGGAACTGCTCCCACTTCTGCTCTTTTTTATTTTTGCTACGGGCGTATACGGTTTTAGGCGCTAGAGGCAAGGCTATACGTAAGCCTTGTATATCTAGCACCTCACCTATTTGACCGGTCTTAGATATAACCACAATATCGTGTTCTTTGTTATATCCGTAAGCCCAGCCCTTACTCTTGTTAAGCCTGTTTAAAGTGTTAAGCTTAATAGGCTCTATAACTTTTACTAAGTTTTGCTTATACATTATTTAGATCTACCTTCGGCAAACCCTCGAAATACAGGTTTGTCTTCTTTTGGTCTTTCCTCTTCATTAAGCATAGCCTCTTCTTCCTGTATCCTAGCCAAAATTTCGAATGCATCAAAGATAGCGAGCTTCTTTGTAGCAGCGGCGTTCTTGAGTCTGTCAGCCGAAATATCGTCGTCAGAATCAACAATAGCCTCTTCAGCTACTTTAATTAACTCGTCCACTGCTTTCTGCCCAGCGCGGATTATATTCCTCTTCGTCTGTTTTATGTCCATAGTCTATCGTTATAAATCTATTATCTATATTGTATAGCCTATTGCCACCTAGTACGAATTCAAACTCCATATTTGGTCTAAAGCCTACAACCGAACCGATTTTATGCACGCCGTCGCTATACACTACGACGCCTTTAAGTTGCTGCTCAGTATCTGTGGTTAGCTCGTCTTTGGATTTAAATGGTTTTACGAAAGTAAATCCCGGCATGCATTTCCATCTGCCATCATCCTCGTACAGATATACTTGCCCTTCGTGGGCTATGTACTTATCTTCTGCTAAGAAAGATCTTGAATTTCTTTCGCGGCCTTTGACGTCGTACCACCTTCTAAAGATGTTATGATGGACAACCACCTTCTGCCCGACCCGTAGATGCGTGGCCTTCAATATAGGAACTGAAACTATTTCAGCCACCCTATTGATATATTGATGATTAGATATTTCTGTATTTAAAATAAGGTCCTTGCCGGGCTCGACTTGGACCTTATTATTATATCTATCCCCAACAGGTTTTATTACGTAATCGTAAGGAGACTTCATTAGTATTCTAAGTTGTATTCAACAGATATAGCCATGTTTTTGTTAAAGTCCTTCCATGGTATAACCATGTCATTCTTCTTAATAAACACGCTGTACTTATCTTCTTCCTCGATTATATCGCAAATTTTATGACCACCATAGACTTCTTGCCCAACGGCATAGTGCATAGAGTCATGCTTGTAGTCTTTACCTATTGTGATCTTACGAATTATATTATTCTTCATCTTTTTCCTCCGGACGAGTAATCGTGCCGTCGGTCAAGCTCACGTCGAAGGTGCCGTAGGTCTCCTGTAGCTTGTTCTGCAATAATATAATCTCATCATTAGCTTGAGCGAACGCGTGCAATGCAGCGTGCTTCTGCGTTTCGATCTTACCGATTTCAAACTGGAGACCATTAATTCTATTAACAGCTTCTTGTAGCTCTTTCAACTCCTTCTCGGTGATCTTTTCCGCTTCGGTGTTTAATTCAATTGTTTTAGACATAATAAAATAAAAATTAGTTGTTGTTTTTACTTGATGATCCACCAAAGAAAAAGTCGATGATGGTGTTTACTTTAGCACTCATAGCACCGAACACGGTGGATATAAAACCAATTTCATATTCACTTAAATCAACCGTATTCAACACGAAATATTGGAACATAACGTACGTGAGACCGAAGTAAGCTACTGTGAATAACGTCGCGAGAACTTTTTGAATAATCGCGTCGTCTTGATAAAGATTTCTAGCGCTGATTCTATCCTGGACTTCTTGCTCGAAAGCTTCTTTCTCCGCTTGGAGTAATACTTTCTTAAGCGATAGCTTAGCTTCTTCACGTTCTTTATCCGTTGTGATAACGGCGTCGAGTATGTCGTCGGCGTTTTCAAGAACTTTACCGAACAATGACCCTACTATACCGTTAATAGCCACAGCAACCTCCTCTCATTTTACCCTCGACTTTTGAAAGCCGCTTACCAATACGGTCACGCTTACCGTATTTGCCCTTATCGTGGGCCTTCTCCATCTTGTCCTCAAGTCTGTAAGCTTTTTGAGCCATCTTCTTGAAGCTGTTGGTCGGTTGCTTATATGCCATGATTACTTGTTTTATCTATCGGGATCTTTGATCATATCATCGATAGCTTTGTTCATTACCTTGTCCGTGTAGGACTTATCTTTGTAGAATACATTAGCTTGTGTCATAGGTATATCCTCTTCACCAAGCAATATCCTGTATATTCTACTTATAAGATGATTACACTTAAACGAGGTTTTGTAAACTGAATACATGATTGTTGTCCTGTTCCTGTGGCGCCAAACATCTATCCATCCATCTTTTCGTAATCTTTCCCAACGTTGCTTATCCCATGAATAAGCATATACACCATTGATAAAATCATCCCTTGTAAAGCGCTCTAATGCGTTTAGATATATTAATAATTCTAAATCAGCGTCTTTCAAGTTGTTCTGCTTACAAGCCCATTTTCGTACTAACCTGTAGTATTTAAATAGCTTTGCGTCCTTGATGTCATCTACAGTGATTCTCATTCAATTACTACAATGTCACCCACCTTAATCACTCGATAAACTTTTTCTTCGTGGCTTATATCCCATCCGGCGCCGGTTAAGTACCTAATGACACTGCCTTCCTCTAGTTTACCGAACTCATCAGGCCTGCTTATAATTCTACCTCTAGATATTGCAGCCTCGGTATCGGTGGATTGCGTAACAATAAGACCAGCGATTTTCTTTTCAGACTCCTTGATCTTTTCTATTACAACATAGTTATTTATCGCCTTCATTTACTCTTACATTTGATATTACACAATCAGCTGACATAATGGTTAAAGCGACGCTCACTGCGTTTTTAAGAGCTGTCTTGGTCACAAGTACTGGGTCTACAATACCATCGTTAACCATATTAACCTCTTCTCCAGTTACGACGTTTACACCTATACCCCTAGTATCAGGCAACCCGTCTAAATCGTAGCCAGCATTAGTCATGATAGTGTAGAATGGCGCTCTAATAGCCGAAGATAAAATCTCCGCTCCAACCGAACGCACGTTCATCTCTTTCGATGCGTTCAGTAGCGCTACGCCGCCGCCTGGTACGATACCTTCTTTCAAAGCAGCCTTAGTTGCGTATATAGCATCCTCTACTCTATCCTTCTTCTCTTTTAAAGCAACCTTGGAGCCAGCACCAACACGAATAACGCCAACGCTACCAGAAAGAGTAGCCAATCGTTGCTCGAGTTTCTTTTTGATATACCCATTTTTCTCTTTAGCTATTTGACCCTGCAGCTCATCAAGCCTAGCTTCAAGCTCATTAGTCATGTCGTTTAATGTAAGCACAGTGGTCTTATCATCTGTCACCGCCTTCTCTACGACACCAAGACCGTCTACATTCATGAGATCTAAATCATCTCCAAGCTCTTCGTTATATACCGTCGCCCCAGTGAGTACGCCTAAGTCTTCTATAGCGTCTTTTCTCGTTGGACCAAAGCCAGGCGGGTCGATAATATTGACCTTGATATTGCCTTTAACCTTGTTCATAAGCAAGGCGCTCTTTACTTGCTGTGATACTGGAGCGACGATAAGTAATGACCGGTTACTCTTAATAACATGTTCCAATATACCTTGGATCTTGCGAATATTAGGTATTTCAGACATGCAAGTTAAGACATATGGGTTGTCCAGCTCTGCAATGTGCTTCTCCGTGTTTGTAACAAAATGTGGGGATGTAAGGCCGCAGTCAATCTGCGCGCCATCAACGATGTCTACATACGTGTCTTCAGTTTCACTCGTCTCCATAAGTACGACACCGTTCTTACCTACCTTTTCGTAGGCCTCAGCTATAATAGCTCCGAGCTCTTCGTCGTTG